ACGACAACAGCCACCGGTTTGACTGGCACAAAAAAGAACGTGATCAAAGGGCCAAGGACATGCAGAAAAAGGTCAGCGGGTTCCTGTCCAGGGTAGGGGGTGAGTCGTGAAATGGCTTTACCTTCACAAATATAAGGGTGGTTTTTGGTTCCGCATTTTTGGGTATGGTCTGAGCGTGGTTAATCGCCGTATTAATGATGCACCTTTCTCGATACGAGAAGGCCACAACAAAGAGCTGCGCATTTTTAACTATGGCATATCGGTGTTGAAGCCATGAGTGAATCAACACATCAAAAGGCGGTTGTTGATTGGTTCCGAAGCCAGTACCCGGAGTACAAAATTCACTCAATCCCCAACGGCACCCACATCAAAAGCCACAAGGGCCGGCAAAAGGCAAAAAACGAGGGTTTGCTTAAAGGCGTCAGCGATCTGTTCATCCCGGTTCCCCGTGGCCAGTACCACGGATTTTATCTGGAAATGAAAGACACGGGAAAAACGGCCAGCGATGTCACGCCAGAGCAAAAAGGCTTCATTGAGTACGCAAACTGGCAGGGCTATCATGGCGACTGGGCAGCGGGTTCCTGGGAAGCCATACAGAAAATCAAAGCATACATAAAACTGAAAAAGGTGCTGTAAACCGAATGACCAAAAAGAAAACCACAAAGAAGAAAACGGGCAGGCCGTCAGCTTATCAACCAAGCTATGCACGCATTGCTAAATTCATGTGCGAGCGTGGAGCGACTGACAAAGAGATCGCAAAATGCCTGGGTCACAGTGAGTCAACAATCAATAAATGGAAGCATGATTATCCAGAGTTTTCGGAGTCCTTAAAAAAGAACAAGGAATATTTTGATAATAAAGTTGAAATGGCCCTTGCAGAACGCGCAACCGGTTACTCACACACGGACACAAAGATTTTTATGTATGACGGGGAAGTTATCGCTGAGGAGTACATCAAACACTACCCGCCAGACGTCACCGCTTGCATCTATTGGTTGAACAACCGGAAACCGAAACAATGGGCCAGCAGAAAGGCAATTGAAACATCAATCAGGCCAGATAAAGAAGGCGGGGGCGTACTGCTGACCGGACCAGTGCTGACTGGAGAACAATGGAAAATACTGTCAAAGGAAATGAATGACAACCTGACCAAAAAAGAAAAGGGGTTCATGAAAGAAAATGGCTGAAGCACTTGCCAACTTTGAAAATGTAGCATGGAAGCCTTGCCCAGGCGGTCAGCTTCTAGCTATGACGTGCCCGGCTTCTGACATACTGCTGCACGGTAATCGGGGAGGTGGTAAGACCGAGACAATGCTGGCAATGTTTCTGCGCTATGTTGGAAAGGGTTACGGATCAGCCTGGACCGGTGTGTTCTTCCGGTGTGAGTTCAAACATTTGGGTGATGTGGTCCGAAAGGCTAAAATCATGATACCAAAAATATTTCCGACAGCGAAATGGAAAGCGGCAGCGACAGAGTATAAATGGGTTTTTGAAACCGGTGAGGAATTGCTTTTTAGGCATGCAAAGACCGGGGCCGACTATGATGCATTTCACGGTTGGGAGTTACCCTTTCAGGCATACGATGAGCTGACCAAGTGGCCGACCATGGATTTCAAAAACAACATGAAGTCATGCATGCGCTCATCATTCCCAGGCATACCAAAACTGCAGGTGTCTGGCACAAATCCAAGCGGCATCCTGCACAATGAGGTGAGAGCTGACTTCATCGACATGGCAGCGCCTGGTGTTCCGTTCTTTGGTGATGACGGATTAATGAAGGTCCACATCAAACTATCATTCCTTGACAACCCATACATTGCGGTGAATGACCCTGAATATGTCCAGCGTCTGAAGGGGATCAAAGACCCTTTTTTGCGGAAAGCCTGGCTGTTTGGCGATTGGAACATTGTGTCTGGTGGTGCGTTCGATGATCTGTTTGATAGATCGATACATGTTTATGACCCTGGCCAGATAGTGTTGCCATCAGACTGGCCGATCAGACGCGGGTTTGATTGGGGCCAGTCCGCGCCGTTCTCATTCGGGTGGAACCGCATTTGTCCGCATGACACAGTGATCAGATGGGACGAGGGAACCAAGCATATCAGCAAGGGCACCATGTTCAGGGAGTTTGAGTTCTATGGTGCTAAAGAGGGAGTTAAAAACACAGGACTGAGGTGGACCAATGAGCAAATGGCCGACAAAGCCGTCGAAATCGAAACAACTAAATGGGGAAGGGGAACAGTTAAGCCGGGGGCAGCTGATTCAGCCATCTTTGCCGACCCTACCCAAAAACAAAAGGACATGTACCAAGTCTATAAAAAGAAAGGCATTAAATTTGTACCGAGTGTAAAAGGCCCAGGCTCACTTATGACTGGCATGTCACTGTTTAGGGACCGGCTTGATGCATGCATGGCCACCACCATGGAACAGCCTGGCATTTTCATATCCAGCAACTGCCGACAAGCAATCAAACAAATACCACTTTTGAAACGCGATGAAAAGAACATCGAGCAGGTCGATTCAGATCAAGAAGATCACCTGTATGATGAAATGCGTTACCAATTCCAAAATTATGATCAATATGGAGCTTCGTTTAGAGTATGAACATCGAAAAAATCGACCAAAAACACCCGCATTATGAGATTTACCGGGAACACAGGCGCACCGGCCAGCTGCTTGAGGGTGGCACCGTGGGCATGCGTAGAAACCGACGGGAAACCCTGCCAAAAGAGGAACGCGAAACCGATGACGGCTACATCAGGCGTGTTAATGCATCGGTGTTGCTTGAGGCGTACCCAGACACCCTGAACCAGATGTCACTCAAGCCTCTTACACAAAGCGTTAAGTTCACCCTGGACACCTTGCCCGATGATTGGGCGTGGCTTCAAAATGATGTGGACGGAAGCAAGACCAGCATTGACCGGATGGTCCTTGATGCCATCCGTGGCAGGCTGTCAAATGGTTGTTGGTTGGCTCTGGTAGACATGCCAAGCACTACGAATGAAGATGGCAGGCAGTTGAGTGATGTGGAACTAAGAGAGCAAGGCCGACACCCTTATGTTTCAGTCATTCACCCTGACAGCTTGATCAATTGGGAATATGGTGACGACGGTAAATTCTTGATGATCCGCATCATGTACACCAACATGGAAACGGTAGACGGTGAAATCACAGAAGTTGAGTATATTAAAGAATGGACAACCGCAGAAATCAATCTGTATCGTAAAGCGAAAGATGATGAAGGGAAAGAAACCTGGGAGCTGGTAAAAGACAAAAGCGGCCCCAATCAGATTGGCGTTGTTCCGCTGGCAGTCTGTGGCGAACTGGATGAGCGGCCAATCCTTGAGGGCTTGGCGCATCTGAATATGTCGCACTTCCGAAAAAAGTCCGACCTGGACAATACTCTGCACCATGCATCAATACCAATGCGATTGTTTAAAGGGTTTGAGGAAGACACAATTAACGAGACAGCCATTGCCGTTAACAATGCTTTTGTATCAGCTGATCCTAAAGCAGATGTTAAATTTATCGAAATGACCGGCAGTTCAATTGAACCGCAAATCAGAGACATTGAACGCACTGAAGCACAGATGTCAGTTTATGGCTTTGAGATCGTCAGCGAAAAGCAGGTGCAGAAAACAGCCACCGAAACGGTCAAGGATGACAGCGACGACACCAGCGTGCTGCAGGCGGTATGCACATCGGTTGAAAACACGTTTGATGAAATCATGGAGTTTGCCAGCATGTACACCGGCAAGCCGGTGCCGGATGACCTGCGCATTCAGATATTCAAAGACTTTAACATCAGTTATCAGGTGTACCAGAAAATCCGCGCACTTCTGGACCTCAGAACTGCCGGCGAGATTTCCCGCCCAACATTCCACAAAGAGCTGGACCGCCTGAAGTTCCTGGGTGACCACTACGACCCGGAGACTGAGGCCGGAATGATTGAAGACAATCCAGGGGTTGAGCTGTGAAAGAAAGTGAAAGCGACCTGTTCAAAAAACTTTTCGATTTGAATGATTCAGCTCTTAAAGGAACAAAGGTCTTGATGTTGTTAATGTCCATCATATTCCTTTGTGGAGCCATCGGCACGCCGATTTTACTGCTTTACTATATCGGGATTGTGCCAGTTCTGCTGACTATTGTTACCGGTTTACTGATGAAAATGTTTGCAGACATGGCGCACCATGCATCGAATTATATTGTCTACATCCGGCACATTGAGAAGTTGAGGAATGACAAATGAATAAACCACGCATCAAAAAGGTCAACCTGAAGTGGTGGCAGTGTTCAGGGTTTAACAAAATTGGATATGGAAAAACGCCAGCACATTCTTATTATGAATGCACAAAAGGCATCGCCCTGGATGACCTCAGAAAGCTCAACGTTAAACTGATTGAGCCGCCCGCATGAGCTTTAACCAAACCATCATTGATGCATTCATCCGGCACAGCCTGGATCTGGAAAAGCTGAAAAAGGGCCTGGCTGAGAAGTACGCCCGTAAGCTGAGGCAGATTGATCAGCAAGTCATGGGCATGCTGGTGGGGGCCATCGGCGGCACAGTAAAGCAAAATCGTGAGTTTTTAGCCGAGCTGAGGCAGCGGAAAGCGGAAAGTTATGGCCTGGTCCAGACTGAGTTCATCGACGAGCTGATTGAACTGGCAAACCGTCAGAGCGGGTGGCTTTATGGTTTGTTGGCCGGGCTGCTGGTTCCGTCCCTAGTTGACCGGGTCGATGATGTGAAGCCAACACGGGTGAAAAACATCCTTGTGCGGGGACTGTCACTGCCTGAGCGCATCGGCAATTTGCGCAACTCAGAGGTCAGCAAGCTGTATGCGCTAGCAAGGACTGCCGTGTCCGATGACTTCAACGTCACCCAGGCGCGTGAGGCGTTCCAGCTGTTGAGAAAAAGCCGGGACAATGCCATCAGCGCAATTGTGAACACAGCAGCAGCAAGTGTCATCGACATGCGAAACAATGCCATGTTTCTGGCAAACCGCCGGCTGATCAAAGGCATAAAATTGGCCGTGGTGTTCGACAACCGGACCACACCGACATGCATCAGACATGCGAACGAAAATAAACTGTACCCGGTGGACGACTACCCGCACCCACCTTTTCACTTTAACTGCCGCACCGAACCCGTGCCAATCGTCAAGTCATACGCTGATCTGACCGGGGCCGAAAAACGCAGGGTGCCAGTACAGACACGGGCCACCATGACCGGTGATGCCCCCATGGACAGCACATACTCAGCCTGGCTAAAACGTCAGAACAAAAGCATCCAAAACGATGCCTTGGGCAAGACACGGGCCGCGCTGTTTCGGTCCGGAAAACTGACCATTAACAAATTCATTTCACCGGCTGGCCGTTTTTACACGGTTGACCAACTTTTCCAAAAATACGACATTTAATCAAGAGGTAATAACAATGGCATTAAAAGCATTTATCAAAGACCTGAGCGAAGTGGGCGACACCGAACAGGCACTTTACAAACAGGTCGAGGGCGGTTATTCGCTGGATGTTGAACCTGTGGATGGTTGGGACGTTCAGAACGTCAGCAACCTACGTAACGCCCTGGGTAAACTCAAAGGGGATTATGAGCAGGCAAAATCAACCCTAAAGTCATTTGGTGAACTTGACCCTAAAGATGTAATTAGGAAACTTGAGAGATACGAAAAACTCAAAGACCTGAACCCGGAAAAGCAGAAAAAAGAGCTGGCTAACGACATCAGGTCAGACATTGAAAACCAATACAAGGACAAGCTGACCCAAGCTGACCAGAAAATGCAGAACCTGGCAGGTCATCTGAAAAAAGCAGCAATGGGTGACATTTATGCGCTGATTGCCAAAGAGGGTGGAAACCCCACAATTGCAAAAGCACTTGTCAGTCAGTTCGCGGACGTTGAAATCGGTGAAGATGGTTATCGCTTGAAAATCCTGGGCGACAACGGCAAAGAGCGGTTCAGAATTTCCGATAATGGTGACGCTGTTCCTTTTACGCCTGAAGACTTGGTAAAAGATTTGCAAAAGCATCCTGATTATGGAATAATATTCCCATCACAGGCGAAATCAGGTTCCGGTGGTCAGCCCAATTACAAAGGCGGCGCAGGTGGAGACGGTGTAAAGTACATCGACCCAAGCCAGGAAAATGATTATTTAGAGGAAATTGCCGAAGGAAAAGTGAAAGTGAGATAATTCTCACGACCCTGTCAACGATGTTGGCGTGTTTGGCCTGAGATTCGGGCAAGGCTTCAATTAAAGCCGATCGACGAAGTCGAGTTATTAATTTAATTTGACTTTATCGTGAGGTTACAAAATGGCTGATCAAGCAAACACGCTAACAGATGTCACAAGAGCATTGTTAGCTGGCTCACTTCTGAGCTACCGCAAAAAAGTCCCGTTTATGATGCGGGTCAATCGTGATTATCAAGGCGAGGCCAGAAAAAAAGGCTCAACCATTGATGTCCCTATATCAACCGCTCAAACTGTTCAGGATGCCGTAGCGTCAAGTACACAGGTTGAGCTGTCCACCACTGACGTGGACATGGTGCAGGTTACCCTGGACCAGTGGAAAGAGACCCGGTTCCACCTGACCGACAAGGAAGAGGCTGAAATTGAAGCAGGTAAATATGTCCTGCCAGGCTCATTCTACGAATCAATCAAGGCCCATGCAGAAAACATCAACAGCTATCTGCTTTCGATGTACACCCAAACCTATCAATGGACCGGAACAGCCGCGACCACTCCATTCGCGTCTGATGCCACCATCCTGTCAGCAGCTCGCAAAATCCTGAACAATCAGGACGTTC